CTATAACTGACGCTGGTGTTTGTGGGGATCTTGGTTCCGTTAAATGGTATAAAGGAACCTCGGTGGTTTCAACGTCTAAGACTATAACCGTATCCGCAAGCGATATTACTAGTTCACAGGCATATACGGTTCAGTTAGAAAAGTAAGAATAGGAGAATTAATATGGCAGTAAAAGCAAGTGCTCAGATAACGATTATGTACGTTGTCGATGTGAAAGCGTATTATCGATACTATCTGTTACAGTCATCTACGCTTTCGACGCCATCGAAACCTACAACATATCCGCCGTCATCGACGTGGGATGATACAGAGCCAGCATATGTAGACGGCAGTACAAATACTTTATATTTCGTAGATTGTACGGTGTTTAATGATAATACCTATAAATATTCAGAGGTATCAAAATCTTCTTCGTATGAAGCAGCTAAAACGGCTTATAATAAAGCGGTTAATGCCGAATCTACAGCTAGTGACGCTCAAGAATCTGCCGATAAAGCACAAAATGATATCGATAATATAAAAATATATACTTATACGGTATTGTCACTGGATGGCGGATCAACATTAACATATTTCGATTTCTCCGGACATATGGAGAGCGGTACAATATCCAACGGCGCTGATAGTGATAATACAGCATACGTTCGATCTTACGAATATGTGAAAGTGACCGGCGGAAGTACTTATATTTGGAGTATTAAGGATATTGATGGGACTGAAAAAATACCAACTACACATTTCTATAAACATGAACTCGCTGAAGATGGTAGTGATGTTTATACGTATCTCAGTTCTCAATCCAATGCTACTATTACTGTTCCGGAAGAAGCGGATATATGTTTACGTTTTAACGTGGCGATTATATCTGAAAACGTAACGAACGCGGCGTTGGAATTAACGTTGAGCGATCTCGATTCAATAATCGAGAGTCAGACAGTTGATGTATATGTCGGTATATATACGACGCTTACTTCTTACATGAGTGTCGATGCAAACGAATACGAATGGGAGTTAACAGACTCAAGTTCGTTCAAAAATTTAGAGGATCTAATAAATCAGCTATCCGATAAATTATATAATGAGACAGACGGTAATATAACCATATTAAATCTCGGCATCGAAGCCGCTCAAAACGCCGCGGATGATGCTCAAGACGCTGCTGATAATGCTCAAAATTCGGTGGATCAGTTGGATGATAAATTATACAACGAAGAAACCGGCGATATTTATAAAATAGGCGGCGACATAAACGATATAAATGAGCGTTTAGGTTACATCTTAATTAAACCAGAAGAACCGTCTATCACTCTACTTACAACGCCGCCTGATCCGGATGATCCGGAAAAAGAAGCTATTGGAAGCAGAGTGGTCGTAAATAATGAAAAAGTGTCATTCCAACAAAAAAGATCGGAAGAAGACGGGTTAACAGAAGGTGCTTATATCGGGTATGTCGAAAACGATCGAACCGCTATGGCCGCAACAAGTGTGTATATTACAGAAACATATCCAAGAGTCGAAAATCCAGATCCAACTTCGGAAGAAAAATGGATCGGTGGACTTTGTTGGATCGCTAGAACAAATGGACATTTATCTTTAAAGGTGGTGAAATAGTATGGCAACGGTAACAAGTTCGGTATTTGATGACGATTTTAAAGCTTATATGACATATAGCACCAGTTCTACTAATACCACCTACAGTGTCACGGTAACGTCGGCTGGTGTATATATTGCTTGTTCTTGGGCTAGTTATCCTTGGAAAACAACGTTATCAGCCACCAGTTATGACACAAGAACTGGTACACTCGGATCAGCAACTCGAAACCAAGGGTATCATGGAGTAATCACGACTGATAAAACTTATTCATGGACGAGAAAAACGTCGGCGTATTCGGTAACTATAAAAGTAACGACCAAAAAGAACACTTCCGATACGAGTACGGGTACTAAATCGGTAACATTTACCGTACCGGCTTTAGCGTCATATAAAGTATCGTATAACGCTAATGGTGGTTCAGGTGCTCCTTCGGCACAGACTAAGTATTATGGCAAAACACTCACGTTGTCAAGTACTAAGCCTACTAGAACGGGTTATACTTTTGAAGGTTGGGGTACGAGTACGACTGATACGACACCTGCCAAACAACCTGGCGATAGCTATACTTCTAACGCAAGTGAAACGTATTACGCGATTTGGAAAAAGACCATAACTCTTAGTTATAATGCTAATGGTGGTTCAGGCGCTCCTGCGAGTTCGTCCTCAACTATATATAACGCAACAACGAGTAAAACTTTTACCATATCCAGTACGAAACCTACGAAAAGTGGGTATACGTTTGTGGGTTGGAGTAAAACATCCACCGCGACATCCGCTTCTTACTCGTCAGGTGGTAGTATAACACTCTCGTCTAGTGATACATTATATGCTATTTGGAAAAAGACCATAACTCTTAGTTACAATGTTAACGGCGGTAGTGGTGGCATTGCGAGTCAGAGCGCAACCGTATATAACGCGACTACTAGTTATACATTCACACTGTCAAGCACTAAACCGACACGAACCAATTATGTATTTTTGGGATGGGCAACATCGTCTACGGCGACAGCACCATCATCAAGCATATCTAACGGAAAAATAACGGTTTCATCTAGCACTACTCTGTATGCGGTATGGAAATTGAATTATGTTGCTCCGAATATAAAAGTATCGGCCAAACGTGTCGATGATAGTGGTAACGATGCCGACGAAGGCGTAAAAGGTAGAGCAACTGTTGTTTGGACGGCCGGTACGTTAGGTGGTGCTGTTCAGGCTTCAACAATCACGATACAGTGTAGTATAAGCGGTAATAATAGCTGGACAACCGTTCATACCGCAAATGTAACCGCTGCGTCTGGAACTACGACTACGGCCGTGTTCGATTTACCGGTTATGAGCGGTACGACATCTGCTGAAACTCAGTACGATATAAAAGCTACGATTTCTGATTCGAGTGGTAGTGCTTCAGCTTCGACATTTATATCTAAAGCGCAATTCGTTATAGATATAAATGAAGATGGCACCGGTGTATCTTTCGGATCAGCGTGTTCTAAACCAGGACTATCAAGCTCATGGAACATATATTTGGATAAAGGAAAGTATATACACGGTGTGCTTGGAGCAGATGGTTTGGATCATCGTTTGGTAGGAACCTCATCGAGTGTCGATTCGGATATCCACTTCTGTTATACAAGTTACGAGAAGAGTGTTGGGACGGTATATTATAGCGGAAATAAGGTTTATATTCGTTCTAGGGAAGATATTGATATAAATAATAGAATTAACGTTAACGGTAGTGTCTGTATACCAAACACTAGCTACATCGGTTGTAAAAACACTGCCGGTAATTATAGAAATTCGCTTTGTATAAGTTCCAGTGATAATTTGTTGGTCGGATATGGGCAATACAATAGTTCAGAGGGGTCTACATATGTGTACGGATATAACGGATTATATTTAAGATCTAGTACCAAAATTTATCCGAATACCACCATAGAATTTCCTAACACCTATGGTATTCGAGGAAAAACTACAGGCGATACGAGTTTAACCTTAGCATATGTTTCTTCGTCTAATAACATTATATATGGCGATTCTTCAAACGCTAGTTATGTGTATTTACAGAATAAACATTTTCAATTAAGGTTAAATCCTCCGGATTCAGGCTCATCGATAAATGGGTATTTCTATCCTGTTGCCGACGCTTTGGTTTCTTGTGGTACATCTTCACATAAATGGTATAGACTTTATGCTGGAAGTGCGACAGTATTAACTTCTGATAGACGTCAGAAAGAAAATATAAAACCGTTAGGAAGCGTTTCAAAAACTATCAATTCTTCCAGCGCTACATACTCCATGAACCCAAGAAGTCGAAGTGTCGAAACCGAAAGAACGGATATATATTCTGAATTATTCGATAGGTTAGAGCCCGTTGAATACAACTTAATAAATAGTGGTAATAGACGAAAGAATTTTGGTCTTATCGCCCAGGATATATTAGCGGTTATGGAGGAACTCGGTATAGATGAAGATGAACTTGACCTGGTTTATCATGAATATCATAAGGACGAAGAAACGGGTGAAGAATTTGATACTTATGGACTGGCTTATGAAAATCTCATAGCTTTGTTAATACACGAGGTCCAGAAATTGAAAGGAGTAAACAATGAAGGATAAACTCATGCAGTTGAAAAACACATTAGGTTTGGTCGAAACAAGAGGTGAGAGCACGATGATTATGGCCGATTGCATTCGTTTCATAGACCAGACGATTAAAGAAATCGAAGAGACTACGAACCCTGCAACCGAATAGGTTGTATTTTTTATTGTCTAAAAAGGAAAGGAAGGTATATCGAAATGAATAAAGGAACTATTATCAGAACGTTAGTGTTAATTCTTGCGTTTGTCAATCATGCACTCACAATTGCGGGGAAAAATCCTTTACCGTTTGACGACGCTATGATCGAACAGATGGTGGCTTTCGGATTTGACTTTGTAGCGTCCGTAGTTGCTTGGTGGAAGAATAACGACTTTACTGAAGAAGCTTGCGTTGGTACTGGTATGACTAGACTTTTAAAAGCTAAGGAGAAAGGTAAAGTTGTAGGTGAAAACTTCTTTGATGAGGCAGAGGAGGTAGAATAATATGCGTAGCGCTATATTCAGACAG